ATAAAATTTCCTGTTAACTATATTAGAATTCTAATATAATTTTAATATCTTCAATTTGTGATGCTGTTCTGTTAATTGGTAATCTATTTTCTAAGAATAATATCTCACCACTTTCTCTATCTAACTCAGATGCTATTACAGCATTTGAACTTTCTAGTGTACCTATTGTTCCACTAGTACCGCCAGTAATTACTTCACCATTTTGAAATGGTTCAAATCCTGTTTTTTGATTTTGATGGAAGAAAACAAATCCATTACTTGCATCAATCTCTGTGATAATAGCTTTTGGAGTGGGTGTTGAATTACCAGTAATTACTTCATCAACAACAAAATCTCCAACACCAGTTCCTGAACTAAATGATGATGAAAAATCTAATTTATCTAAAGCTTTTAGAGTATCGGCTGAGGCTATTTGACCAGAACCTGATGCTGTATTTCCATTTAATGGATTTTTTAATAACATTATTTGTCTAAAGTCATTACCAACACCTAAGTCTCCGGAACCATCAGCTCCATCTAACTTAACATTTAATCCCATAAAGAATCCACCAAGTTCAGCTCTTGGGTCAGTACCATGACCACTCTTGCCAGCACCTCTATAGTTAGGTGCAATAATCGCTCTTGCTGCTGCGCCTGAGCCACCTCCGCCTGAGAACGAAACGTGGGCTTTTGTATAATTAGTACCTTTTGCAGTTATTGTAATTCCTGTCACAGCTCCACCAGCGACTGTTGCTGTTGCTGTTGCTCCAGTACCATCTCCGGTAATTGTGACTGTCGGTGCTTCTGTATATCCAGAACCTGAAGTTGCTGCATCTGTTCTATTACCACTAGAATCTACACTTTCCAAAACCATTCTTTCAATTCCGGCAGCTAAGGAATCATCTCTTGATGCTTTTTGGTTTAAGTATTGAGAATAGTCAGCTTCTGAAAGATTAGCTTCTGCATCTGCATCTGCTGCATAAGCAAATGTTAAAATAGAGTTTGCTGCTACAGTACCAGTATTTACTACATCAACTGTAATTTGTGAACCATTAATTGCTGAAACTTTTGCTTTTGTACCAGATTGTCCACCTATATTAGTACCTGTGACTGACATTCCAACACCAATATCATCACTTATTTCTTTTAATATAATAGTTGAAGCACCAGAAGCTGATGCAACAGCAACTTGTCCTTCACCACCCATTGGAATATATTTAACTGGCATATAAGCATTTGTTAAAAACTTCTCAGCATCTGTGACTGATATTGTATACATAAATTTCCATGTATATCCATCTGATTCTGCTTGTGGTTGTGTTAATGTTTGAGTTGGCTGTTGAGTTGATGCTCCTGAACCAGCTACTATACATTTATAAACTTTAAATTCGTTCGTTACGACATAGAATTTCTTATCGAATATATTTGAATCCTTTGAATCCCATGCTACGTAGGATGTTGAGCCATCCCATGTGTGTCTGTTTGTGACGTGTGAAAGGTTAGCTGATGAAACTTTTTTAACACCTTGTAGGTTAGACCTTGCTATACCGAACTCGTCTAAATGGTCGCCTGGTGTAGGTGCTGTTGCTAAATCGGTAGTATCAGAAGTGGTATTAGACCACACATCACCTTTACCAATACCAACATATACCGCACTATTTGCGACATCTTCTTTGAAGTTGCTTGCGTTTACAACTCTAAAATTATTTGATACTATTGCTGCCATTTTTATTTACCTTCTATTCTATTTCTACGAATGTACGTATATTATTATTATTTATATTAGTTGGATCGACGTTTTGAATTTCTACGTCACCTAAAAAGCTTATTTGTTGATTTGAGTTAAATAATCTAGGTGTATCGTAAAAATCGCCTTTCCTTTGTTTATAACCATTATTTATAATGGTCCTGAAATTGTCAATTTCAAACCCGTTATGTATATTAGTCATTTGATGATTTAAACTGAGTATTAATATCTCTTGTTGATTTGCTGCTCTTAATTCATTTACAGTACCCGAGTTAACTGTAATTATTGGGTCTGTAGTATAACCTGACCCTGCGTTAGATATTGTGGTTCCTGTAATTAAACCATCAGAATCAATATTAACAGTTGCTGAAGCAGTCACATTACTAGATAATGCTACACCATCTGCATCCACAGCTGTTGGTGGTGAAAAAGTAAGAGTTGGTGCTGATCTGAAATTCTTTTGTTGTGGCCCTGTTATCTCAACTTCTGCAATCTTAGTTGCATTTGAATTTGCAGGTACTGTAGCAAATAATTCACTAAATCCACCACCATTATTTGATATTGTAATAGCGTCTACGTCTAACTCTCCTTTTGATGTTAAACCTATTGCTGCTACTGGAGTAGTACTTGAGCCTTCAGCTGTACCACTAAAAGAAACTGATAAAGAACTACCACTATAACCAAATCCCTTTTCACTAATCTCTATTGCTTTAACCTGACCATTCTCACTTGTAAATGTTGCTGTAGCTGTTTGACCAGTTAATGAATGAGAAGTACCACTACCTTGTGAACTTAAATTAATTGCTGAACCACCAGAACTTGAAGCCAATTTAATTGTATTACCAGATTTTTGAACCACAAAGAATGAATTACCACTTGTAAGGTTTCCTATAGAACCACCTCCACCACTATTATATGTGACTTGGTCATTATTTTCTAAAGCTGCTGCTTGAGCTGATGAAAGTGTTATTGTATTATTTGATGTACTAACAGCTGATGATGGATTAAAAGTCAATGCAGCTGGAGCAGCAACTGTACCTTGTGGTGTACCATAAGCTTCTCCACCTTCAGTAATTGTAATACCTGTTAGTTTACCATTTGTTATTGATGTACTAGCAACTGCATCTTTTAGAGTTCCACTAGCTGCAGCTGCATCTGTAAAAGAAATCGTTGGTGCACTTGTATAACCACTTCCAGCACTTGTGATAGTAAATGTTTTAACTACACCATCTTTTAGTGTTAAGGATAAAGACCCTGACCTATGTATTTTTGCTTTTACAATTGGTGAGAATTGAGATGCAAATACTTCTACCAATAATGGAATATCTTCTATACCAATTACACCTGGCTGTAATTCAGGCATTGAAACTTTATTTAATAGTTTACCTAATATCGCATCAGTTAATTGTAAGAAGATTAAAACTTCAGCAAAATATATAAAACCAGCTGGGTGAACTAATTTATCAAATGCAGTTTCCCAATCACTTAAACCTCTACCAGTTTTTACAATGTAAGCAAACTTTTGAAACTTATTACTATCGGTTATTATTTGGTCGTAAGATAAGAATCCTCTTTGGTTTAGGTATCTTCCTCTTGGTACGAATGTCACAGATGCACCAGATGACAAAGTAATTGCTTGGGATAGGGTAATTACCTTTCCAGTTGCATCTACTTGTGATACTGTCGGTGCATTTGCAAGAGTAAAAGTTGTACCACTTGTAAACTTTGTACCAGGTTTTATATTCTCATTACTAGCTGTAATATTAATTGTTGCTGTATTATTTGCTGCTGAAGATAATGTAGTGACATGGTCAGCGTTTTGGTCCCAATCACCTTCAGAAGGTATTAATGTTTTTTGATATGGAAACTCAACTTCAACTGATTCATTAAATAATAATCTAAAGAATATTTCAATACTATCTGAACTACCTCTTAATTTATAAAAATCTACTATTTGTTTATATAATGTTCTTCTATCTCCAGAAGTATTTCTAGGTAATGATACACCAATTTCTTTCTGCATCATAGTCAGGAAATTGTCATCATTTAAATCTATATCCATAGCCTTTTCAATTGTGTTCATAATATTTGAAGGACCTGGACCTACATATTTTTTAGTTAATGTTGTTAGTGTTGCTGTATATCCATTGAATGAACCTAATCCAGTAATTGTAAATGTTTTACCAATCTCACTTGTAAGTTGTAAGCTTCCTGGTAATTCATTACCATTTGATATTGCACTATTAACTGCACTCAACGGGTAAGTCATAGTTGCACTTACACCTTCAAAGGAATGTAATACTCCAGCACCTAATCCACCGAATGCAACAGCATTTCCACCAGATGTTGCTGATATTTGTATCACACCACCACTTGAAAATATAACATAATATTGTTGACCACTTACTAAACCATTAATTGCGCTTCCATCACCAGCTTCGTATTGTACTAATGTTCCAACTGGTAAAGCACCTTGGTTGGTAGTGCCTATATTTAATTTATTATTAGAGACATCAACTATCGATGATGAAGAACCATCAAAGATGAATTTAGCAGGTGATTTCCCAGTTGGAGAAGTGAGTACAAGAGTTGAATTACCAGCACCTGAATCTACAAAGAATTCATTATTCTTCTCAGAATTTGGTATTCTAAATCTGGCAACATCATCTAAAACAATATCAGTAAATGTATTTGTTTCTTGGAATATGAACTCATCCATATTCATAAAAGTATAATATGCTTCTAAAAATTCTCTTAATTTAGTTTTATCATGTATAATCTCAGATGGAATTATTTGGTCTAAACGAATATGCTCTTTAGTATCAACTAAAGATGAATCATCTAGTTCTATAACTCCTGGTGTGAGATTTGATTTTGCCATTAGTCTTTAAGTCTTGATGTTGTTGAATATGTTATACTTCCACTTGAACCAGCTGTTGCGATTGTATCAATCTCAGGTGTTATTTCAACTCTTGAGCTATCAATATCTAAAAGCTGTTCTCTTTTTGGTGCAATATCTAAAGAATCAGGTATAACTGAAACTCTTATACTTGCATTTGTTGTTGGTAAGAAGTTATTTAAAGTAATTGTTCCTTCATTAATATTAATTAATCCTGCATCTGCAATTACAGTAATATTTTTACCATCAACTACTTTATAAACAATTACTTTTCTTGTTATTGATGTTCCATCAATTGGTATATCACCAAAGAAATGGTCACTAGTATCTGAGCCATTTAATTTAAAAGCTGAAGATGATAATAAGAATTTTGTACTTAAACCTCTATTTAAAAACTTACCAGCAAAAGATAACGTATGATTTTGTGCTGTGATATTTCCATCTGCATCAGTTAATGGTATAAAGTTTTGAAACATTCTTGGTCGTATTGAACTGTTTAAAATAGCTGGATCTGCTGTATCTACTTGGTTTGTTAATTGTGAATGCCTAAATACACCATCAAATTTATTTAAATTATTAAAATTAAAATCACTAATAATATCTTTTACTAGTGTTCTTAATTCAGCTGAAGTTCTATCTGTTAAGTTTGGATTATATTTAAATGCCACATCTAATTCTAATCTTGTAAAAGATGGGTCAACAATCTCAGGTGTAATTGATACAACATTCTTACCTTTTAATATAGAATCTCTTATTTCTGTTTTTTCATCATCAGTTAATTTATCAGCTAATAAAGGTTTAATTGCTACATAAGCTCTTCCAAAATCTGGAACTGCTTGGTCTTCACCACCCCATGTTGCAATAGAATCTATATTACTAAAATTCTTTTTAATAATAGCAGCATAATCTTGTGCTGTGACAGCCCTATCTTGAGCTATAAAAGTGAGTGGTGCGTTGAACCTAATTGATTCTGATGTTTCTTGCTCTACACCACCTGCAGCATTTG